CTGTCGTTTTAATTTTAATATTTCTTACACTATGCTTTTCTTTTTGCAGCTATTTTTTTAAAAGTTTTAGCTAATGCTTTAGCACGTCCAGTACAACCTGGTTTCGTGATTGGGGTACATTTTCCTTTTGTACCTCTTCTTTTTATAGATGCAGCTGCATCTGAAATCCAGTCTTTTTTACCGCCTCCAGATTTAGCATTCATTCTATTGATAGGAATTCCACCACTTGGATAATAGTCCTTATTAGCAGAAAAATACTTAGGCATAGCTTTAGCGCTATTGTCTTGATATCCACTAGTAGAACCACCATGTTTATAGTTAGCTCTCTTGCTTCTTCCTTTAATTTCTATTCCAGGCACTAGGATTTATCCATAGTAGACACCGCAGAATAAGCTCTGTTACCAGAAGCTTTTTCCATACCCTTAGACTCATCTCTTCGAGCCTTAAAGCTTTGAGATTTTTTACCATCTCTTGCGCCTAATGATTCATCCAGTCTGTCGTTGTAACCTTGAGATTTTCCACCAGTAGATTTTTTAGCTCTACTTGCATATGGAAATCTAACGTCACTTCTTACGCCGTTCTGTCTCATTTTTTTCCTCCGTTACGAAATATTTGTGTTCCCTTTATACCAAATATGCTGGCACATACAAGCACCCAAAGTGAAGAAAACCATGTGGGAAGTGCCGCAAAATGGTCAAAGAAGATTTTAACCTTGTTTAAGGCGTCCGGATTGTCGCTGAAAACCCCCCAGGCCAAAATTATTATAGGCGCGCTTAAAATTATAAGGACGAATTCGTCCTTAAGATCTGTCTGTCTCGCTTCTAGTAATTTTCCTTGGTAAGATTCCTCACCACGAGCTTGTCGCTCGGCATGTAAAAGTTGTGCATCAGACATAGCAACTTTTGCTCTTTGTCTGTTAGCATAAATTTTTCCGCCAGCTTGAAGCGCTATTTTAGCTAAACTGAACCAAGCCATAAGTTAATACCATTTAACTTTTGACTTTTTATCAGCAAGCATTCTACGTTGACCACCAACTTTATTTACTGTTGGGATCTCTTCAGGAATTTTAATCTCAACACCGCCTTTAAGATAACCATCTTTATTGACGAATTGTTTTTGATCTACTCCTTTGTAGAAAGGTTCTTTGTCTTTTGCCATTTTTCCTCCTAAGATTTTGGACCTTTTAAAGTATTAACATCTTTAGCTTTCATTCTAGCAATGATACGTTTATTCCCATCTGCCATTTCTTGTTTAGTTAAAGATGTATCAGCTCTTAATATAGCTAATTCTTCGTTTTGATCAAGCTTCTCATCTTCAATACCTTCTCTTGAAACAAGTTTAGCTCTTTCAACTGATTTTCTTTGCTCTAATTCTTCTTGTTTTCTTACAGTATCCATAGCTTTTAAGTCAACTTCTCTTGCTTTTAACTTAAGTAATGGATCATGATCAAATTGAGAAGTAATAGTTTTTTCTTCCTTCATAAACTCTTCCATAAACTCAGCAATTAGTATTGCTTTTCTAGCTTCTATTTTTTGAGTTAATTCTATCATTGTTGGTTGTAGTTGTTCTTGCGCTTGTGGATTCTGTTGCATCATTTGCTGTATCTGTTTTATTTGAGCAAATTCTTCTTTAAATTCCATTTGAACTTGTTCTTGGGCCATTAACGAAATGTGTTCTAATATATTTTTTTCCATTGCAGCCATGACGGTAGGATTATTCCTCACCATGTTTAAAGCCATAAAATGTAAGTGCGCACTAATATGCGCTCTATGATCTTGGCCTACATAAGCCTGAAAAGGTTTCATTGCCATAGCATCAATGTGCTCTAGCGCTGGATCTTTTGGCTGAGGTGGTTGCGGCGGAGGTAAGACTCTATCAATATCTTTAACTCCTAAAGCCGAATACATTGCTCTATAACATTCGTATAAGTTGTGCATTTTTGGGTTTGACATAGCTAACTGTAATTCAGTTTGAGCTACACTTATTCGTTGTGTTTGAGAAAATATATTCGGATCTGCAACAGGAAGTATATCTATCCTAGCGTCAAAATCGGCTGCTTTGATAGTTCTCTGTGCACCTACAACATCATAAGGATATTCAGGTGGTAGAGAAGTAGCAAAAATCTTTGCAAGTAATTTAAACTCTTCTTTAAGAGCAGAATACAATCTTTTATGTATTGCACTCATAACTCTAGAGCCTCTTTCCAATAAAGCTACAGTTGTTCCAACTGCAGCGCCTTGGTTTCCATCACCAACTTGCATATCAGCAATGGACGCGAATCTTTGACCTGCCGAAACTACTGTTGACAGTAATTGCATAAGAACCGGTGAAGGTTCTTTATACGGCAGATTCATAAATGAATCTTTTAAAGTTCCACCAGGAGCATCAACGTCTCTCCATTCTCCCGGTTGTAATGGAGAAGCATCATCTCTTATTCTAATACCTCTCATTTTAAATCCAGCTGGTAAATTCGATAATGTTCCAGCATCTAATAATTGGCGGAGAGCGACCGTTGCGGTACGACTCAATCCGCCAATCATATGTATTAATCCGAAACCATAAAATCCTAGTCCAGGCAGAAATTTGAAATGGACGAAATATTGGATTTTCTTTTTGGTTGGATCGTTGGGCGCATAGTTCCTTCTAATAGAAAGAACTGTACGGCTACCTGAATCGATTGTTACGACATAAGGTAGTTTGATCTCTGTAGGTTCTCCAGTTTGTGGATTAACGTCTTCGAAGCCCTCCAGATTCAAATTTGTATGACACTCATACAGAGTGTAAATATCTTCAGGTTTAGTTTTTCTTTGACCATCTAATTCTTTTTCTTTTTGCTTTAATGGGTCTTCAACATACATTGGTGCAGACAATTCTACATCTCTATAAAATCCTGCATATTGTTGTTTTTTAATTTCATTACCTGATACTTTTAAAACATGAATAGCACATTCAGCATCTTCAATATTAGTTGCACTATAAGGAACTAATAAATCATCTGCGGCTACAAATTGAGAAACAGGTTTTTGTTTTACTGCATCATAATAAACTTTTTTAAATGTCGAACCAGCCAGTGGTAAATAGAATAACATTTTATCAAAATCTTCGTCATAACCTTCCATTTGATTCATCAACATATAATTCATGTAATTTTTAACTCTTTGAGATTGTTGATCCTTTTGTGGTGTAGGCACTCCCATAACTTGAGTTCTAACTGGACCGGATGCTGGTAATAATTCTTTATAAGATAATGCTTGAAACTGTGTAACTGCTTCTGCTAAAACTGGGTGAGTAGCTCCTGAAGCTCCTTGAAAAGGTTGAGTTCTATTTTCATATTTAAATCCTAATAAATCTAAACCTTGTGTGTAAGTACTTTCCCATTCTTTTCTAGACATTTTATAGTCCATGTGTTTTTCATAAAGGTCCGAGGATAACGGGCCCAACACATTGTCGGGAAGTAATTCTGCTAAATTTGCAAAGTGATCATCAGGGTTTCCTGGTTGAACTTGATTGGGATCAAAATTAACTTCAGCTCCTCCGTCTGCTAATTCTGTAATTGCTGGTTGAGTTGGATCTGTAGATGGTTGATCGATTGAAACTTCTACGCCGCCCGCAGCATCATCCTTGTCAATATCCAAACCTGGGATACTAGGTAATGCCTTTTCCATAGGCGAAAATTTTTTATCTTCTGGTTGTTCTGCCATTTTTTAATCCACTTGTTTTTATAACAGGTTTATTTCCATAAGGCAATCCCTGAGGAACTGGCCCTCTTAAAGGCGGAATTGTCTTTGTTAATCTTTTAGGTTTTATCATTCTATTCGACGTCATCAAAATACCCCTCATCTTTTGCCATATCATAGTTACTTTGAGCTCTTCCTTCAGCGTCAAGTACTTTTTCTTCACCTTTGGTTAAATTTTTTCTAGTTGTGCCAGTAGCAAGATCTTCCATTGCACTTGTTCCACCTAAAACTTCATCAATGTCATCTCTAACAACACCATCAAAATCTACATTTCCATCTGGGTCCATATGAACAGGTTCTGCATCATCTACTCTAAACTCTCCTTCATTATAGAATGACCCATCTTTATCCCCTTCCCATTTAGGAGATTCATAAGTAACTTGGAATTCTTGTCCATAATCATTTTTACCTGTGATATAATAATCATCACTAATTCTCTCTATATGAAAACCAGGTAAGAAATCATCAGTTCCTTTAAAGGTATACATACCACTTCCTTCATATGTCATTTTTTTATTAATCTCGTCTATAAATTTAGGAAACCAAGCCGGCATTTTAGTTGATGAGTTTTTTAACATTTGTATAGGAGCAGCTTTTAATTCTTTAGCTCCTCTCGCCCCTTTAAACAAACTATCTAATCCTAAAGCTTTAATAGCCGCTATCATTCCTCCGCTAGCTATTAATGTATTAAACTCTCTTCTAGACATACCTTGACCAGTAAGAGCTTCTTCAATAACTTTATTTACATTTTTATCTTTAACAAGAGGGGTAAGAAGTTTTTTAAGTGATTTATATTTATTAGCTGCTGCAACATACCCAAACGGTAGTGTAATATCTAATCCCATTTCAATATTCTTACCAGCAATCTCTGGCCATTGAGACATTCCTTTATCCTGCATTGCTTGCTCTTGAGATTCTATTAAAGAATTTAATCCAGTTTTATCTGCAAATGATCCTGGCATTAATTTTTTAAAAGCTTCAGTAAACAATCCAGTTCCTTCTAATTTATTGTGGGGTTGATCTGTTAGCCAACTATCATCCGCTCCTTCCATAAACTTTTCACCCATTCCTAGTTCAGCTACAGATTGTGTAGTATCTGCTTTTTTAACTTTAAATGCAGGTTGAGTTGCAAGTTTGCCTAACAGTTCCATTGAAACAAATGGAAGTTTAGCAGATATTTCTGCAACGCTCATTCCAGCTCTTAACATTCTTGCTGCATAGTAAGGCCAGTTAGAAGTATCAGCTACATCTAATATTTTTCCTGGGATGCTTTTTTCTGTATTCCAGTTTTGCTCTAATTCAAAAACTCCTTTTCTAATTGAGTCTAGAATGTCTTCATCAGACATTTTGTTTTCTGGTTCAGAACCACTTTCAAAATTTTCTCTGTAAGGAATTGTAGGAACGACTGGACCGCCTGATGCTCTTTCTACAATTAAAGGTTGAGCTCCTTTTGCACCAGCAGATATATCCCCTTCATAAATCCAATCTTTAAAAGTTTCTAAATCTTCATCATCATATCCAACCTCTTTATAAAAATCTGTTAAATGATCCATATATTGTTGAATTAAATTTTCTCTCCAAGTAGCTTGTTCTTCTTCACTTAAATCGCTTAATTTTTTAACGAATGGATTAATATCTTGAATATCCCCCATAATTTCTTCTACATTAGACATATCTGCATAAACATCTTGGCTTCTAAATTTTTCCCCAATTTTAGGAACTCTAATTTTAATAGGGGCGACTGTTTTTTCCGCTCCTATGTATGAGTCTCCCACTTCAGGATCCTTTTTCATTTCTTCTATTTCTTTATAGACATCTATATAAACATCATTCATTCTATCACTTAATTTTTTCCAAACTTCTATATTTTCTTTATTTGCTTTTTTACCAATTAATTTATTTAATTCTTTGTAGATAGAAGATTTTTTTCCTTCAAATCCTTTTTTAGTCATGATATCTACATTCACACCAGGATGACCTAACGTAAAAGTTTGAAGAGTTTTAATATTAGAATCTCTAAACACGTTTGGATATTTACCCATGGTGTGTCTACTTTCCACATGTTGCCAATGAGGCACAGCTTCCTCATCATATATATCTGCATCTCTAGATCGATCAACTATTCTTGCTTGTACTGTACTTATTATTTCAGAGGCTTTAGGATCAAAAGATTTATTAAAAGCATATTTCTGTGGGCCACCTTTTATGGTGCCAGCAATTTTCTTTTGACCTCCTCCATATCTATTTTGAAGAGCTTTTAAAGTATCTCCTAAATGATAGTAAGGATATTTTCCAACTTTGTAAGTTCTGATATCATTCTTTAATTTATTGCCTAATATCCATCCCATATTATTGCTTTCAGATTTATTTTTAAATTCTACGCCAAAAGCGTCAGCTAATTGCTGGAGGCTGTAAGATTTATTAGGATTAAGTTTTCCTTCTTTAATAAATTTTTTAATTTTTCCTCTTAAATAATTTTTATCCTTACTAATATTAGTAGTAAGATCTGGCCAAGTTACTTTTTCATCGTAAGTAATATCTATATTAGAAAGAGGTTTAATATTTCCAGTTCGCGTTCCTCTTTCAATTTCTCTATTTTTAAATAGTGAATTAATTCTGACTCTTAAATTTTCTACTTCTTTAGTTTTTTCTGTAACACCTAGAATATCTTTAACAGCTGCTTCTACTCTTCCTCCATGTTTAGTATCAATAAAGTCAGCAACCTTTTGAGCAAACTCTTTGTTTGTGGTAGCCGCTGATTCTTGCATTTTCTTTTGGTCATAAAGTATTTTTTGTTTATCAAATGTGTCTTTAATCTCTTTTGCTGTCATTACTGTTTCTACAACATCTAAAATATCTGGTCCTTCAGGTCCTTCAGGTGGTTCTATTAAATCTTTTTTCTTTTTTGTAATTATTGTTTCTTTAACTTCTTCTTTAGGTTTTCTATCTCTGAAAGCTAAAGTCCCTGAAGCTCCCACTGCTCCTGCGTCAAGTAGATGCTCCGCCAATTTCTCTTTTGTCCAAGCTTTATGGACTCCCGGTCGTGACCAGCCCCGAGTTAAATAAGGAAGTGTAGCAGTTCCTGATCTTAAACCTTTTCTCTGCAATCCGCCTTTAGCATTGGGTCTTCTAAAGGATACATCCCAGTCTTCTAGAGTTTCACCAGGTCTTAAAAAGGAATCTGGAGATTGTTCTAGATCAGGAGTATTAAAGTTATCAAGTTCAGCTAATTTAAATCTTTCCCCTAAGTTTCCTGTTTTTTTCTTAGGTTCTAAAAATTCGCCTGATGAATAATTTAAAGTTAAATCTATAGCCATATTTATCTTAGTAACACGTTTATTTGACTTGTTAAACTTCTCTGCATTTGTTTTCTTTGAGTTTGATTGTAATCTGAATAAATCCCTATACCATCAACCACCATACCTAGTCTTTGTAATAAATCTTCTAATTCTCCAGAACCCTGCGCATAACCTACACGTCCGCCTTGTGCAAAATCTTCTGGATCAGGATCTACATTTCTTTCAAAAATATGATCCGTAACGGTTTCATCATTTACAATTGTTTCCTGGTCTGCTTTTGATAAACCTTTGTATCGACCTTCACCTGTTAAAACTTTATTAGCTTCTTTCATCGCCTCCATTGGTTCTAAAGTTTTTATATATTCAATATGATCGGTAATGTTGTAAGTTCCGGGAGCCGTGGTCTTTGAACTTCCTTCCCACGGTCCTTGAATCACATTATCCTCTAATTTTAAATTGTCTCCTGGTTTAGCGGTGATGCCTAGTCTTTCAGAAATTTCTTTGTAACCTTCATCTCCTTCAGATATAACTTCAAAGTCTCCGTCTTTAAAGGCCTCTTCTAAAGTTTTTTCAGGTTTTTGACTCTTTGTTTTAATATAATTATCATAATTTTTAGGTGATTTAATTTTAAAGATATCGAGTAATTTTTTATTTTGTTCTGCAAGCCCCATTATGGATTGCATGACATTTTCTTTTTCATTCTCCATACCACTCCAGAAATGATCCTTACCGCTCTTATATCTTTTAATTGAAGCATCATTATTTTTAATATTCTGAAGTAATTCTACTTCATC